ACCTACAACTTGGACTCCACCATCATCTTTAGATGCACCGCCAGCGCCAGCAGGCTTTAGACATCGTTGGATAAGAACTGAAGTTTTAGGGTTTGACGACACTAAAAACATGTCAGGTAAAATGAGATCAGGTTGGGAGTTAGTGAGAGCTGACGAATATCCTGAATCACAATTTCCAGGTGTTAAAGACGGCAAATACGCAGGTGTGATCGGAGTTGGTGGCCTTGTGTTGGCAAGGATACCCGAAGAAATCGCAAAATCTCGCGAAGCTTACTTTAGAAAACAAATAGAAGCACGCGAAGAAGCAATTGAAAACGATTTGTATAAGGATCAACACAAAAGTATGCCAATCAATAGTGAGAGGCAGACTCGTGTAACTTTCGGTGGTACGAACAAAAAGTAATTTTTTGGTAATACCAACGATTTAAATAAACTTAAACAAGGAAAAAACTATGGCTAATAGAAGCTCAGTAGGTTTCGGCCTACGACCAATTGGTAAAGTTGGTCAGAATAGAGATGCTCAAGGTTTAAGTGAATATAGTGTGGCAACAAGCCCAACTATTATATATTTCAATGACGCTGTGAAAGCAGTCAACGGTGGAACTATAGCAGTTGCAGCAGCTGGTGACGCATTGTTAGGTTCACTTAACGGCTCATTCTATACTGATCCTACAACTCAAAAACCAACATGGAGGAATTATGTTCCTAACGTTGCGGCAAGTGATATTGTTGCATTCGTAAGTGACGATCCTTATGAAAGATTTGAGATCAGATCTAATAACACAGGCGCTTCAGCTCAAACAGATGTTTTCAATTTAGCAAACATCACTTATTTGGCTGGAGATTCAGCAAACTACGTATCTAGAACTAGATTAAATGATGCTACTTTAAGCACAACAACTAATCAGTTACAGATCTTAGGTGCTACTAAAGATACTGGTGACAATCAAATTACTCAATCACACGTTGTTTGGGTAGTTAGAATTGCTAACCATCTATCAACTAACAGAACAACAGGAGTATAAGAATATGGCTATATCAAGAGGACAACTAGTTAAAGAACTAGAACCAGGGTTGAATGCACTATTCGGCCTGGAGTACAAACGTTATGAAAATCAGCATCTTGAAATATTTGATACTGAAACTTCTGACAGAGCTTTTGAAGAAGAAGTTATGTTATCAGGTTTCGCAAATGCTCAAATTAAACCAGAAGGTTCTGGCGTTACATTTGACAATGCTCAAGAAACTTTCACTGCTAGATATACGCATAACACTATAGCTCTTGCTTTCTCAATCACTGAAGAAGCGATTGAAGATAACTTGTATGACAGACTAGCGTCTAGATATACAAAAGCTTTAGCAAGATCTATGGCAAACACTAAGCAAGTAACAGCTGCAAACGTATTAAACAATGCGTTTTCAACTCGTTACCCAGGTGGAGATGGTCAACCTTTATTAGACCAATCTCACCCTACTATTGCTGGTTCATTTAGAAATGAATTAGCAACTGCTGCTGACTTAAACGAAACTTCATTAGAACAGTCATTGATTGATATCAATGCGTTCACTGATGAACGTGGTTTAAAGATTGCTGCAAGAGGTGTTAAATTAATTATTCCAAGTGAATTACAATTCACAGCGGAAAGATTAATGGCATCTGCTGGTAGAACTGGTACTGCTAATAACGATATCAATGCAATCAAATCTATGGGAATGATTCCACAAGGTTATGTGGTTAACAACTTCTTAACAGACTCTGATGCATTCTTTATCAAAACTGATGTTCCAAACGGAATGAAGATGTTCGTAAGAGCAGCTATCAAAACGTCTATGGAAGGTGATTTTGATACAGGTAACGTTAGATACAAAGCTAGAGAAAGATACAGCTTCGGCTGGTCTGACCCTAGAGGTTTGTTTGGCTCACCAGGTGCTTAATATATAAGCATTTTTTATTTAATGGGGTGGGTATATCTCACCCCATTAATATGTTAGAAAGAACGAATTATGACAAAAATGTTTCAAGTAAAAATTAGAGCTTATGGTCACATGGCTGATTTTAACATTGAAGCTGAAGATAGTGCAGAAAGTATAGAGAGAGCTATCCTTGACAAAATAGGAAAAAAAGGTATATTACTTAAAGACAGCAAAAGGATGTTTTCAACATCTAAATGCTGGATAACCTATGAGGAGGTTGTAGATGATATCAGTTCAAGCTCTTTACACAAAGAAGAGAGCATTAGAACTTGATTGGGAGCAACACTACGTTCAAGAGGGAAGATATACTCTTGATATGGTTAGGATTGACGAAAAAATTCGTGAAATCATTAACCAAATTAAAATGTCTGAAGCTGAAATAGCTCATAGACAAATTAAGGTAGAAATGGCTGCTCCTGAATTTTCTGTAGCTAGCTAAAACCTAGCTATTTATATCCGAAAAGTAGTTTTTCGATGCAGGTATCCCTTGCGCTATTCAATAAATTAAGTTATATTTAAGTCACTATACATTAACTTTCCATTATCGACGCGTATAGTCGACGGCCTAGAGACTAGATTGGAATAACTAGGAGAACATACTTATGGCAAATACAACGTTTACAGGACCAGTGGTATCAATCGGTGGATTAATCGGTGGACCAAATCCTAACGCTCAAGCGACAAGGGAAAATGATACAGAACAAGGTGGAAGCATAGCTTTTTCAGTAACGAATGTTACAACACTTACAATTGCATCTGGACCAGAAGCAGGAACTAAATTACTTGCAACTGAAAACAAAGCTGCAATGGTGTTTGTAAATAATCTTACAGCATCTAACGTATCTGGTTATGCATTTTCAAACGGAACAACTTGGAAACAATTAAACTCTCCAGGTACTAACGTTGTTGGTGGATAATAATTAATTTTTAAGAGCTCCTTCGGGAGCTCTTAATACAAGGAGAAAAAAATGGGTTTTAAAGGCGATATACAAGCAACTAGATTTACAGCAAGTACTTCTACTGCAGTAGTAGCACCTCCAGTAAGATTGAGAGGAATTATTATTGCATCAAATAGTTCAGGAGGTGGAATTGTAAAATTAACAACTACAAGTCAATCAGGAGCAAATTTGTTTACAGCAGATGTTCCAACTGGTGATGTTATTAATTTAAATTTTCCGGAAGACGGAATTCCTTTTCCAAAAGGAATTTATGTTTCAACGTTAACTAATATTACGGCAGTTACATTACTAACAGATAAATATTCTGGACCTGGATTAACAGCGTAGGAGAAGCTAAATGGCTAACACTACTTCTGGAACTACAACTTTTGAAAAGACCTTTTATATAGATAAAATTATAGAAGAGGCTTACGAAAGAATTGGTATGTCCGCTCCAAGAACTGGACAAGATTTAGAATCTACAAGAAGATCTCTAAATATTATGTTTCAAGAGTGGGCTAACAGAGGTCTTCATTATTGGGAAGTAGCAAGTAATACTATTTCCATGGTAAACAATCAAAGAACTTATACAATTTATAGATCAGCTGCTGATGGTACTTCTGATGGTACATTTAGTTATTTAGATGGTGCAATTACAGCATCTGCTACAACAATTACATTAGATTCAGTTTGGCAATTTCCAGAAACAGGTACTTTATTAATTGGAACTGAGCAAATTACTTACACTGGAACAGATACAGATTCCATGACTATTACAGGATGTACTCGTGGTGCTAATGGTACAACTGCTGCAATTCATGCAGATAATACTGCTGTGTATGATTACAATTCTATTACTTACGGACCAGATGATATTTTAGAAATGGTTTATAGAAATACAGAACAAGTTCCTGTTGTTGATTTTCCACTTACAAAAATTAATAGATCAGCATATAGCGGACTATCTTCTAAATTTGCAACAGGTCAAACTACACAATATTACGTTCAAAGATTTATAGATAAAATTACAATCACTTTATATTTAACACCAGGAACAGATCAGGTGAATAATGTTATTCAATATTACTATGCTAAAAGAATTCAAGATGTTGGAGCTTATACAAATGCAACAGATGTTCCATACAGATTTGTCCCATGTATGTGCGCGGGACTTGCTTATTATGTATCATTAAAACTTGCTCCACAAAGAACACAAGAATTAAAATTATTATACGAAGATGAATTAACTAGAGCATTAGAGACAGATGGATCTTCTTCAAGTTCATTTATAACACCAAAAACTTATTATCCAAATGTCTAATCTATCTAGAGGAAAATATTCTTACATGATTTCTGACCGATCTGGTCAGAGATTTCCATATCAAGAAATGGTTCAAGAATGGAATGGTTCATGGGTACATATTTCTGAATACGAACCAAAACAACCTCAATTAGAACCAAAACCAACCACAGCTGATCCACAGGGTTTAAGATATGCACATCCAGATAGAATTGAACCACCAGTAATTATAGAATTAACACCTAATCCTTTTTCAACAATTAAATATGCTGGTAACACTTATATAAATGTATTTTCACAAAATCATGGAAGATCAACTGGTAACATTGTAAGATTCAGAGGCCCGCCGCAAGTTAACACAGTGGGTACACCTTCTAGAGAAGATTCATTTGATTCAGTACCATCATTTGATAATGTTACAGATATTTCAAGATCACAAGGATTTACAATTACAGTTGGAAAAATAGATTCATTAGGACTAGTTAGTGATCCATTGAATTATTTTTATTTCCAGAGTACAGATACAGCAACAACGGGAGGAGTATCAGGCGGCGGGGCACAATGTTCTGCAGGTCCAGTAACTTTACAGGCTTAATATGACATACGCAGAATTAGTTACAAAAATTAGAGATTACACAGAAGTTGATTCAAATGTATTTACTTCAACTATTATAAATGGATTTATTCAAGATGCTGAATTTAGAATTTTAAGAGATGTTGATTCTGATAATAATAGAAAATATGCAACCTCTTCGGTTGTAATAACTCAAAAATATTTTACAGTTCCAGATAATTGTTTAATTATTAGATCTGTACAAGTATTTAATATTGATGGAAGTATATCTTTTTTAGATGTTAGAGATATGACATTTATTAATGAATATAATCAAAGTAATACAACAGGAATACCTAAATATTATGCTAACTGGGATGAAAATACAGTAATAGTAGCACCTACTCCAGATCAAGCTTATACTATACAAGCAAATTATATCTTGAAACCAACTGGATTATCTAGTACAAATACAACTACATATTTAAGTCAACAATTTCCCAATGGCTTATTGTATGCTTGCCTAGTAGAGGCATATGGGTTCTTAAAGGGTCCACAAGATATGTTGCAATATTATGAAAATAGATATAAGCAAGCTATCGAAGGATTCTCATTAGAACAAATGGGAAGAAGACGAACTGATGAGTTTCTTGATGGAGAACCTCGTATAGTTCGAAAACCACAATAAGGAGAAACAAGTATGGCTATTACACAAGCGTTACCCAATAGTTTTAAAAAACAACTATTGGATGGTGATCAAGATTTTTCATCAGCGGGTGGTGATGTATTCAAGCTAGCTCTTTATGTATCAACTGCAACATTAAGTGCAGCAACAACTTCATATACAACAAGTGGTGAAGTAAGTTCTTCTGGAACAGGTTACACAACAGGTGGAAAAGCATTAGTAAATTCTGGAACTTCAGTTGTATCAACTGTTGCATTCACAGATTTCGCTGATTTGTCTTTTACAAGTGTTACACTAACTGCAAGAGGTTGTTTGATATATAACACTTCATTTTCTAACTCTGCAGTTGCAGTGTTAAATTTTGGAGCAGATAAAACAGCTACTTCAGGAACTTTCACTATTCAATTTCCAGCTTTTACAAGTTCAGCAGCTATTATCAGAATCTCTTAATAGGAGTTTTCTTATATGGCTAATTCAGCTTGGGGTGAATTAAGTTGGAGTGCAGGTACATTTGGTGGTCAAAATGATGTCACTGTTATACCAACAGGTCAATCATTAACATCTGTCATAAATTCTGTTTCTATTTTAGGAGATTCAAATACTTTTTTAACTGGAGAATCATTAACCACTTCTTTAGGTAGTCTTTCTTTCTCAATAGATGGAAGTGTAACTCTTACAACTAATTTAGCAAATTTAACTTTAAATAGCGTTACTGCTTTTGAAACTATATTTGTACCAGTAACTGCTCCTGGAACACCTACTACTTGGGGATCAGGTAGTTGGGGAAGTGGTTCATGGGGAGAAAATATTGGTCTTAGTTTATTTGAAGGAACTGCAACTGTTGATTTAATTACTCCTGTAAATGTTACAGGAGAATTATTAAATATATCTTTAAATTCTGTTTCTTTAGTTATTGATGGAGTTGCAACAGTTACAGGACAACAATTATCACCTGAATTAAGCAGTGTAGGTATTTCTGCAGATGGTAATGTTTCAATTCCTGTATTTGAAAATCCTCTTACATTATCTTTAAATAGTGTAGATGCTGGGCCAGATGCTAATATTACAGGTGAACAATTAACAACAACATTAAATTCTGTAGATATTGATATATCTGTAGAAGGTATAGTTACAGGTCAATCATTAAGTATCTCTTTAAATTCTGTAACAGCTGATTTAAATACTCCTGTAAATGTAACAGGTCAAAATTTAACCACTGCATTAGGTTCTGTTACAATTGCTTTAAATACTCCTGTAAATTTAACAGGTAATAACTTGACAGGAACAACAGGACAGTTATATGTAGCTGCTTGGACTCCTGTAGATACTGGACAATCTATAGTATGGACAGAAGTTGCAGCATAATATAAGGATTGATTAATTGACAAAATATGATAAATATTTTAAAAGTTAAAAACAAAGGAATTTAAAATATGCCTTCTACATATACTACAGATCTAGCAATACAATTAATGGCAACTGGCGAAAACGCTGGTACCTGGGGACAAATTACAAATACAAATTTAGTAGTGGTTCAACAAGCAATTGCTGGCTATGAATCTATTTCTATTGCAGGAGGTGCTCAAACAACTGCTTTATTAATGACGCAGAATGCATTATCGACTGCAAGAAACGCTGTTATTAAATTAACAGGAACAATTACAGGGAATCAAATTGTAACAGTTCCAAATGGAATTGAAAAAACATGGATAGTGTCTAATGGAACAACAGGTGCATTTACAGTTCAATTTAAATATGCATCAACTGGAACTGGACAAACTTGGTCGACAACTGATAAAGGAATTAAAATTTTATATTCTGATGGATCAGATATTCAAGTTGTAGATTTATCTACATTATCAGGAACAGTTGCAACAGCTCAAATTGCAAACCTTGCAGTTACAACAGCTAAACTTGACACAGGTGCAGTTACAGCAGTTAAAATTACACAATCAACAATTACACAATCAAAACTTGCTTCAAGTTCAGTGGGTGGAACTCAAATTATTCAATCTACAATTACACAATCTAAACTAGCAGCAAACTCAGTTGGAGCAAATCAATTAATTTCAACTGGCGTAACTGCAGCAACTTATACAGCAGCAACAATTACAGTTGATGCTGATGGTCGTATTACTGCTGCATCTTCTGGATCAGCAGGTGCTGGAATGGGAATTTTAAAATTAGCAACTGCAGGACCAGCGTCGGGAACTTTTACAGCCGCTCCAACAGCAAATAGATTAGCAATTTATTTGTATGCAGGAGGTGGTGGATCAGCAGGACAAGCAAATTCAACTGGGGGTACTGGAGGTGGATCATTTTTTAACAAACCAATTACACAACCTTTTTCACAACCTTATTCTGTGGGAGGAGGAGGTAGTGGAGGTCCTCAAAATTCACAAATAGGAACTGCTGGTGGTAATACAACCATGGCCAATGTGGGAACGGTTACTGGTGGTGGAGGAGGAAGCCCAAATCAACCCACGGGTACTGCAGGGACTAATTCTCCTCAAGAATCGCTTGCACACCCTATACTTTTTAGACCGATTGGTAACAGAGCTAGATCAGCAGACCAGGGTCTAACTGTTTATGGTTTTGGTGGTGGTGGTCAGGGTTCAAATCCTGGAATGTGTAGTGCTGTTGGTGTACCAGGAATACCGGGTGCAATTATAATTTACGATAACACAGGTACTTAAAATGCCTTATTTTATTTTTCAAAAAAATAGTGATAATATTGAGAATACTATTTATAAAATTGCTGAGAATGATTCCGATTTATCTAAATTAAATATAATTAATTCAGATTATAAAATTATAGAAGTTACTCAAGCTACTTTTAATGATGTAAAGTTTGGTATAAAACATCCAATAAAGTATAATAACAACGATGTAGGTTTTATAAATTTAACACATAAATTTAATAATAAGTTATCATTAGAACTTGAAATTAAACTACAGTCAAATAATATAAAAAATTTTACAGAAAATAATTTAAATCATTAACTTTATGCTCGTTGGAATAACTATTTAAATCAATTAAATAATTT